AGTCCTGTCTGGACACGAGTGTCGAATTCCAAGCTTTCACGATAGAGCGAGGATGCACCCTCATCCTTATCGACGCTTGTTTTGTCAGCGTTCATGATATACGCTGCACCAAAGTTGTAGTTGTTACCGGCCATTCTTGCCTCCGTTGAGTGTTTAGCGGACTACGCCGCCGTAGAGAAACGATGGTGCTTGATCCATCGCGGTTGTTTCCCCTCGCATCGCGTTGGCGCGGGCTTCGGGAACTGGTACGAACCCTTGTGCAGCCATGTCAGGCGCAGGGGGTGCGGGATCGGGAATTTTTGGTGGACTCACTCTAGGCACGTTCCTGCCACGAGAGGGTTGTCCTGCTCTGCTCTGAGCAGCAGACTCTAGGAAAGCACCTGTGCCTGCAACTATATCGCTGGGAGCGACCTGTGCTACTTCGCCTATTCCAAAGTCCGCTACGGCTCCTGCACGACCAACAGGATCAGCTAATGCTTTTGGTACGCCGAATAGTTCCTGCAGTCCTCCAGAAATGTCTTCTCCAACAGAGGGTATCGCTGCGGCTGCTGCTGCTGTTCCGATCAAGGGTATTGGCAGGGCCTTCAAAACTTTAGGATCAATGATACCCTTTTCTGCGTTGAGTGCCCGAAGAGCCATACGGTGTGATCTACCACGTTTTGCTGCACTTTCTGTTTTTGCAGCAGAACGAGCCTCAGACTCTACCTGCGCTATTTGTGCTTCGCCTTCTGCAACGGTGGTTGCGGCTAAAACTTCTTCAGGCATACCTGCAGCACGTTGAACAGTAGCTTCCTGCTGGCGTAATCCCATCTCAGCAGAGGTAGCTTTGGCTGTCGCCGTACGAGCCTGCAATTCTGCAGTCTGAGTATCTAGGTATTCTTCTGAAAGTTTAGCGCGTTGATCTTCATCAAGTAAGTCGGTTTGAAGTCCAACTTGTCCTCCCTTTGTAGTGGCAAATCCTGTCTGTGCAAAAGCTTCTGGATTTTGCAAAACATTAGGAAGTTCTTCATTGACTATAACACCAGTGTAGTTTTTTCCTAGTTCGTCATTTGGCTTATGTCCCATCAAGCCCTGAACAATATCCCTATTTACTTTCATGTCTTTCAACATGTAGTGCGGGACAATTGAACGAATTGCGGATGGGGTGGTTACAGGCTTCTGGTCAATACGTACAACTTTGCCACCCTCTTCAACTTTTACGTCAGCTAAGGGTAGAACATCAGAAAATTTTTCTAAGCGATTTCCTATGTGATTGTTAAATGCTGTATTGAACGTATCTGCATCTACACCAAACAGGGACTGGCCCTTACCTTTTACCGCTCCTGATGTATCATTGACTGCATCAATTAGTAGTTGGCCGGTAGGGGAATCAGACTTAAATGTTAATTCAGGACGACCCTTATGGTCTTTACCTGTAGTTATTTTGCCTTTTACAGTTACGGTGTCGCCTTTAACAACTACGTCGTTTAATGTCAAACTAAGAAGTTGTTCAGGACGCTGAAATGTCGTTCTGTGATACTCAATTAGTCGTGCTGTTCCCTCTCCATAGTTTGCACTAATTTCAGGAAGAGCCTCGCTATATATTGTATCTAATTCAGCTTTTGGTAGTGTGCCCTGCATAGGCCGCTCACCGGCTAGACCCGTGCGCTGCGTCCCCATAGGATTACCAGAACCAGCAAGTCGAGGATACATGTCCTCTTCATTGCCATCTATAATTTCTGATAATCTTTCTACTCGTTTGCCCTTGAGGGCACCAAAGAATGTATTTTCAAATGTTTGATAGTTGTATGCACGGTTGGACATGTCCGGAGAGCCGTCTCTACGAAAGAGAAACACAATTTCTGGCTGGCGCATGTCCTTCAGGGGAGTGTCTACTCCCAGAGGAAAAGCATCCGGTGATTTTTTTTGTAATACAGCAAGGCTAGACTTTAGACTTTGCATTCTATTACGGGCGGGGTATTCCCCCTTTTTATTTTTTGTGTTGTAATCTTCTGGTAACGGCACACGAGGATCAGCCGCAAAATCTATAGCCTCTCCAATAGTGAGAGTACCATTTTTTGCTTTTGTTACGATTTCACTAGATAGCTGTTGAAAAGTTTTTTTTGCCATTTAGTATCCGAATACTTCGTCTTGGACTTGGTGAACTTGGTTCTTGATCGCATTGAGTTGCTGGTGTATCGAAGCGTAGCCGCTCATGCGTGTCATCATTCCGTAGCGTAGGGCATCGTATGCGTGGTCCTCTGCCTTCGTATCTACGTCTTCGCTGTTCGTCTTGGAGAGTGGTATACCTGCAATCTGCTTGATGATGTTCTGGCACGAAGAGAAGAAGCGTAGGCGTGGCTCTTCTGTGTAAGGATCGTCAGCGAGGCGGCGGTGTATTTCCATCTTTCCTTGAATGCGATTGCGGTCTGATGGAGTCCAGCGCACACCCTCACGCATCATCACTTCTGCAATTGACGGCCCGAAACCCGTCTTGTTCCAACATGACGAGTCGAGGACCGTATAGTGAGGTAGAGGGTCTAGTTGTTCCGCTTCTAGTATTTTAGCGGCTAACTCCTCTGCTGTCAAGTGCTTTTGGTATAATTCTCTGTATATCCAGATATTGTTGTCCCAGTCGATAGCACCCCAGAGAACACAGGATGGTGCTGCGTATCCGTAGTCGGCCATACGTATGCGAGGCCAGTTAGTTGGCAAGTCGAATGCTTCGACAACATGCTTGGACCGTGAAAATTCTGGGAAGGCCGCTCCCTCCGCCACGTCCCAATCCCCTTCAAGAAGCCTCTTCCGCTCGACTTCCGGGAGCGACCTGAGCATAGCCTCGTACTGGCCGTCTGCCATCAGGTAGGGATTGTCAGTCAGCCTTGCTGGTACGAACTTGCGGTAGAACAGGGGCTGACCAGCCTTTTCGTGACCCGCAGGCCACACAAAGGGTTTTTTTGTTTCTACGTCGAAGGCAGGAAAAGGCTTGTTCTCTGGTGTTCCTTCGATGTAAGTCTTCTTGACCCACCAACCACCCACTCCTCCGGGGTTGGCTGTGCAGCGCATGTACAGGTGTTGCTGGAGTTCAGGATCAGTAGCACGAAGGCGAGAACGCAGGTAATCCCAGACATAAGGTGTGGGGTACTGCGTAATCTCATCGATGCCTATCCAGTTGAATGCCTGTCCCTGAAAGCGGGTTACGTCCTTGTCTTTGTCGAGGTAAGTGAACCAGATGGTTGCACCAGATGGAAAGACCCACGTAGACTTTGACTCGCGAAACTTCGCACCGGGAAATGCCTTGACATATAATTGACGTGACTTGTCGATCAGTTCGGTTAGTTCGTCGAGAGTACGCCTAAGAAGAAGCCCACGATGATTAGGGTTGTGGCAGAAGCGCAGAGGATCGGCCAAGAGAGCGAAACTCTTTCCGCCACCCGCTGCTCCACCATAGAGAACATCTCTTTCACTAGAACTGAGAAACTCTTCTTGAGGTCCATTGTTGGGACGGAATACGATCTCTGCATCATCCACCAAATCTGCAACGGCTGTAGGTAGGTCATCCAGATCACCCTGATCAATGACTGTCGTATCCTTTCCAACAAGAGCCTTCTCCACTTTGCCTATTTTGGTTTCGAGTTTGCGGGCGTAGCGACGTTTGTCTTCTGCTGCCTTCGTTGTCTTGGCTGCACGACGCTTGGCTGCGTTGAGTTTCTTTTGGGCAGCACGTCGGGCACGTTCCTTTGTAGACAGGTTGTACGTGGCTTTGGGTGCGTTGGGGTCTTTCTTGGGACGGCCTGCCACCTAGCTCTTCTCCGCGCTTCCCTGTGCGGGACGACCACGAGATATCTTGCCGCCGTGCGCCATAGGCTTCCCTCTACCTTCTATTTGACGTATCATCTTTTCCGTATCAAACAAGTTCTCAACCATCTGACTGCGGTCTTTACCCTTGAGGGTGCCAGACTTCAGCATGTCGGTCATTTCTTGACGATCTCTGTATAGTGAATCCAGAAATCTACCATCCATCATTATTAGAGCATCACCTTTCATCTATCAAAACCTCTTTCTTGGGTGGCAGCAAGACAACACCGTGTACTGCAGCTACATTGTGGTTGATTGTCTCCTGCTGTTTCACTCCTACCCTGTTTAAGAGGCTCTCAGCAGCCTTGAGACGCAGATCATCACCGCGTTCGGGGGCGGGGTTGTCAATTGTGTCTACGAGGCGTGTAGCAGCCTTGTAGGCGTTCATAGACAGGATGTCTTTCGTGCGATCTACGATCTCTTCAGCGAGTGTTTTGCGTAACCAGACTGCACTGCCCTTCGAGTAACCCGCATCGACGGCTGCTTG